CGAATAAATTTTTCGCTTTTGTCACCGGGACTTTTTACCTTGACCGGGTCACCCTTTTTAAATCGACCGTACTGTTCGGGTGACCTTTCAGCCAACGCTTTGTGTGATTCAACACTTACAGTTTTTCTTGCTGTCATTAATCCCCCTTTGTTGGTACTCCGACAACTGCGCAAGCAAAGTCAAGAATTTCTGCACCAAACGGTGTGGTTGATGTGATGGTTGTCATCACGCCAACGTACGTCCCGTCTGCGTTCTTTGGCCCGTGTGTGACCACTGCGTCGGGGTAAGTCTCGACTCCGCCCCCAAGTGACGTGGGTGCTCCAAAGAACCCCTCACAAATTTTGTTGGCAGCGAAAATAATCTCCAACCAAACTGGGCGGAAGTCTTGCACACCGTTAACTATCTTCATGCTTGGTACTGTAATGGTAGTCATACTGTCCTCCTTCTTACTACCGGAGGGGTCTCTTCCCTCCAACAAAATTATAACACACATTTGCATCAGCAAGTTACATGGTTTGCAAAAATCCCAGGTCAAACAGGTTATTTCGCACTAGATACACAAGCAAATGACGTTGTGCATCTCGTGCGTGTCCTGCACCCTGAGGGCGCTTCCATCCAATCTCATTTAGCCGTGAGTCTGTTGCAAAACTTTTAGCATCAGAAACATTTTGCAATACAAATTTTACTTGGTGCTTTCGACAAAGATGTCGTAACAATCCGATTTGTTCAAGTGACCAAGGGGCTTGAGTGTATTTACCAGTTTGAGCCGTCACAATAAAGCGTTCACAAACAACAACATCAATTTGTTGTGTTGAGATTAATTCGTCAGCAACATCACAAAATGCTTCGCAATAAAGTTCTTTCTCAACAGTTCGATCACCGTCACGCCACACTACGTAGCCTGTGGTTTTTCCTGGGTCAACAGACAAAATTCTTTGCAAAAACTCCTTGAGTCGCTAGGCGTATTTTTCACCCCAGCGTCTCATAGGGCCGTCGACTCCAACTGTAATCGGTACTGACCACCTATTGTCGGCCATTGCTCTACGAATTAAATCTGTTGCTTCTTCAACTTCATTTTCGGGTATATCGAATATAACCTCATCGTGAATCGGTAAAAGCATGTAATTACCACAACCAGCCTCATCAAGACGTACAAGCGCCTCTTTAAATACATCAGCAGCAGTACCTTGAATTAGCGCATTCACAAGAGCGTAGTCACGGTTTTCACGAGAAATTTCAATCCTACCGATAGGAGTTTTAACATAAGCAACTCCTTCATCTCTTTTTCTTTGTTCAGCAACATGAGCAACTTGACTTTGAAATCTTTTAACACCAGGGAACGACGCATCATACTGATCAAGAAACTTTTTTGCTTCTTCAACAGACACGCCAGCAGTCCATGCAATCTTTTCAGGGCCAGCACCGTAGATTTTGGCGAAACCCACGTTCTTTGCAATCTGTCGACGTGGGTCTTTCTTAGTGATAGTTGTGTCACCGTAGACACGTTGTGCCGTGTTGGTGTGGATGTCGCCAGTATTGATCGCTTCGATCAACGCAGGGTCTTGAGCAAAATGTGCAAGTAGACGCATTTCAATACCGTCAAAGTCAGCACTATAAAGTACGTTCCCCGGTCGTGGAATAAAACAGTCACGAACAACACGTCCACGTGGAAGAGTTTGTAGTGCAGGTCGCTCCATAGACATACGACCGGTACGTGCACCCAACTGATTAATACGAGCATGAACAAAATTATTAGAGTCAATAAAATCTTCAAATCCCGTAAGGTACGTCCCAAGAATTTTCTCAGCCTTGCGTCTTGCGTAAACCTGGTATGCCAGATTTTGACCGTCATTTAATTTCGATTGGTCAACATCTTCAAGTGTTCCACCAATAATTTCTTGGAGAACCTCTTCATCTAATGCAAAATTTCCACCAGCGGTCTTTTTGGTTAATTCAATTCCAAGTTCAAGAAGTCGACTATTTACAACAGCGTTAGAGCCGGGATGTACAGCATGCACATTTTGACACCATGATTGAACGTTGTTTGAGAAATCACGAAGTTCTTGGGACTTTGACCGTGCATACTCCATGTCGACAAGCGCACCACGTGCTTCCATGTCAGCAAGAATCCATGAGACGTTGCGCTCAAGTTCATAAACGTCCTGATATTCGTTTTGAATCTTTGGATGTAGGATGTCAAAGAGACGTGAAGTAAGTACCGTGTCAAGAGCACCGTAGGCCCAGTACGCTTCAAATTCAATGGGAACAGTTCTCCATGTCCATTTCTGTTCAGACATTGCGTTGTCCAGTACTTTTGAGGCATACGCAGCCTTCGGGTCAATGAACCGTGCAGCATTCTGTTTTAATGCTGTGGAGGCAGATGGGTCAAGCAAATGACACATTAACCGTGTGTCGTGGATTCTGTCTCGTGGCAGTTTACGCTGAGCGTGATGCTCAATAAATCTTACGTCAAATTTTGCGTTGTGACCTACAAACCAACCTTCATACTTGTCAAAAACTTCAAGAGCAACACCACCCCATTGCTCCCACGGTATTGCCCAACCCTTTTGGGAATCACCAAACTGAACAAGTCGTAGTGGTTCCTTTTCGGGGTCAAGCCCACCGGTTTCGGTATCAAAGGCTAAGACTGAACGACTTTGCCCGAGCCAACGCATTAAATCGTTTGCCAATTCAATTGAATTGACTAACTCAAAATCTACTCCTTCTAATCCCATTTCGTCCTCCCGTCTTTGTTATTTCAATCAATGTGCTGCGGTGCGTAAAGCGCTCGCTTAATCCCCTCATCCACCGACGCTGCAGCCTCCAACGCCCTAGTTGATGTCGACGGTACATACCATACACCGTCGCTGTCACGAAGTCTTAGACGCTCGATAACTGCTTCCGGTTCTTCAGATACTTGCGCCCATTCACGATCTTGTTCTTTAACAAGTCCAGCGCTTCCTGGCCTTGGCTTACAGATTTCGCACGGCATGAATGGCAAATTGTCGTGGGTTTTACTTTCAACTGTTGGGTCAAGTTTTGTGTTACCAACACGTGAGCAGGTTTCTTTGTGAACAACCCTCGATCGACCCACACCAGCAACAACATATTTTCCACCGGCAGTCTTAAAAATTTGAACTTCAAACCAACGACCTTTGTGGTCAGAGTAAGAGTTATCGGCACCAAGGCGTTTGCCCTCGAAGTCAAGAGGTCTTCCTCTATCACGTACCGTAAACATGTCTCTCCATCCTGGCTATGTTTTGTTAATCAGATACTAGCATTGCTATGCAACGTATACCCGTAACTCTTTGACATGAACTTGTCAAGAGTCTGTCCTTCATATCTCCTGCACAAATAATTAAGTGATATAAACATTGGGTCATACGACCCGTCGACAACTTCATGTTTGACAATAATTCCACGCCAGTGAGCGTTTGCCTGTGGGCCACGATAATCTTCGATGTGCAAATAGGCAGCGCCAGCAACAAGACCGTGCTGTGATTTCCCATTAACAAATCGAAGGCCATACATCAACATTTGCTGGTGGCCCATAGTAAAACTGGTTCCGATATTCTTTAGCCGGGTATCAATACTGTTGCCACCATAAGGTTTTCCCGTCTGAGGTTGGTAAAAATAGTGGCTGTAAATTACTCCATCAATTGACACCGGGGTAAGAAACCCATGCACTTTCCAACCATGCTTTGCATAGTTGAGTTGTTCAACTGAAATCGTCCCATCAAGTTTCGGGTCAATACTTGCAGCACGCTCAATGCGATTTTCGTGGTTTCCAAGAAGAAAATGTTTTTCAGGTTTCCATACTGTTTTGTGTATTTTTGCTCGTTCTTTGTTGTATCTATTAAGAGGGGCATTCAAAACATCAAACCCACGGTTGGCTGCTTCAATATCAGCCAAGTATCGTCGACCTTCCATTTCTCGTTTGTTATCCCACTGACTAAGTGAAGGCATATCGGCATGGTCGCCTAAATGAATAATTTTTACTTTGGGCTTTTTAGAGAATTCGTCAACAATGTATTGACCAATCCAACCGAGTGCGTCTGTCGGGACATCAGGACGGCATTGCGTATCAGGAATAATGATATGCGTAGGTGCGATCAAATCTTGTTTCAGAAACACCCTCCCCGTCTTTATTATTTTGTTAAGGCAAGATACAACTCAGCCGGGGTCACTTGGTACACGTCATACCACTCTTCGTACCAACCCCCGTACCTAAAACTCTCTGCAGCAACTCCGCTGCATATCCAAGTGTTCGCAAGTCGAAAAGCAATAAACCACTTTGGTGTCAAAATATTCAGAAGAATTGAGAAAATAGTGAAGAAACCGTAGTGCGAACCAACCTGTGCTCGTGCAAAAAACAAAATACGAGCACGACTTGTTTTGCTCGGTGGTTTAATTATTTGATAGTCGCCACCCGGCGCTGCTTCTTGCAGAGTTCGACGGTGGTGGTCTTTACCTGTAACTCCACGTGATTCTGCTTGAATTACGTATACGGTTTCACCGTCAACTTCGTCAACAATTGCCACGTGGTTAAACATCGCTCCCCCACGCCACCGGAACCACTGAGCAATACGAATTGCACGAGAGATTGCGCCCTTGCGAGAATGGACAAATACCAAGTCACCGGGCTGAATGTCAACTATGTCAGTCATCGTTTGATAGTCTAACCACAAAGTAGAGGGTTAAAGTTTGATTAGGCTTATTTTTTCTCCACAGCGCTGATAAGCCCTCGAATGTATTTTGAAGCCTCATAATCTGAAGCGCTTGCTACGTGAACCCCACCTGGGCCACGGTGATGAGCACGACACAACCACAAAAGGTTTACAGCAGAATTTACCCATTCTCCTACTTTTTTAGGGTCATCGACCCCTGGGTAATCAACAGCAAGCCATTTCAAATCTAAGTTGTTTGTCAGAGCAAATTCAATATGTGCGTGATGTAGTTCAAGAGGGTTTAGCAAATCACACTCACTAAAGTCGTCACGGTGCTCACCTATGTTGCATTGTGCAGTAGCCTTTGTGCGTCGGCGGTAAGCATTAAAATCACGATACGTAGGGTCACCCTTCCGTGGTTCGTGGTCTGGGTAGTGGACAATGTATCGATGAGTAAAAACCTGGTCGTGTGCGTCTGTCATTTTGTTTTCTTTGATGAACGATAAAAACGTGCCAATTGTTCTACATTTCTACGAATAACTTCTAATTGTTCTCCGTGAGATATGTAGGATGCTTTTAATTCTTCGTGGCTTGCGTGAATTTCTCTGTGGCTTTGCATTACTGTGTCGTGAACTTCAACATCACGTGCTTCCACACGATCAGCCTGTACTTCTTGACCGACCATGATGATACTAAGCAGTACCAACTGAAGAAAGGTTTGTGCCGTCCATGTAACAATTGCTCCACGCCCCCCACTAATTGCATTAGGAAGTGAAACCACCGCAAGGCAAGCAAAAATTATTGCGCACCACATAGAACTAACAACCTCTGTAATCATCACACCAAACTTGTTAAGAATTGTGTTTATTTTTTGGAACAAAAATTTTATTTTTTCCACGATTTGTTTTCTTCATGGTGTAGGAGGTGATTATCTAACTTGTCATGTATCTCATCAAGTTCAGCGCTTTGACGGTAAATTTCTTTCATCAACTCAGTAACCATTTCACCAACTTCAGGTTTGCCTTCAGGGGTTTGAATGGATTGATATATTTGATTCATGTGTTTTGAGGATTTGTAGTTGGCAAACGCCATGATAATTGCAGCAGATGTTGTTGCTGTTGCTGTTAACATCGCCCCGATGACGACCGGATTCATTTGACCGCTTTCAATTGTCCTTCGTGAAAGCCAATATGACGCTCAAATCGTTTTGACACGTCATCAAGTTCTTTTCCTTGACGGTCAAGTTCTTTTCCTTGACGCATAGTTTCTTTTTCAATTCTGTCAAGACCGTCTCTCAACGAACTTCCACCATTGGGTCTAACTTGTGCATTCAAATCTGTAAGTTCTTCTTTTACAGAAGCCACAATTTGTTTGTGTCCCCATTTGACGGTAGCAATAACAGAG